AACCCCTTTCAGTGTTATTATCCAAAGAATCTACTTTATTGAACTTGGTTATTGTTTTACCCATGACACTATTAATAACACCTTGGGCAATTCTATCCCCAATTTCAATTTTAAATACATTTTTACCATGGTTAATTAAAATAACCTTAACCTCACCACGATAATCACAGTTATGAACACACATTTTATTAGCAAAAAAATTATGATTCTTTTCCACCGTCATATGGTACACTGGTTCACTATCAACTTCCTTTATATTTTTTATTTTTATATATTTCATCCTCAATTTTTAATTTTAATTTATTAAAAAAATGGTCATCATTAACCCAATCAAACTCCCAGACAACTATAACTCTATAACCACAACTTATAATATTAGTAAGTTTAGATTTATCATAATACCATATATCTTCTGCTGTTTTTTTAATTTGTTTATGATAATAATCACCATTATAAATAATCGGATTACAATGCCAATAATCACCGTTACATTCAATAATTATATTATTTTTTTTTTAAATGAATATCACCAAAATATTTAAAATTAGAACCTTTAATTAATATTTCATCATCACACTCATATTTACTATCTAAAAAATTATAAACTGATTTAAAAAATCGACTTTTGCGTTTTAATACACCTTTAGTACTACATTTCTCTGAACAATAAACTCTTTTTTCATGTTTAGGTGATATAAATTCATTTTCACACGAGGGACAAATTAAAGTTTCTCGTCTTAAATCGTCATGACACTGTACTGAACAAAATTTAGAATTTCCTCTGTATTTGTAAACTTTATAATTAACACCACAATTATCACATTTTTTATCAAACCTATTATCTGTTTGGTTAGATTGAAACTTAATTTCTGGGTTATCATTTCGATAACCCCAATAACATTCTTTAGAACAATATACTTTATTTGACGAACTAATTTTTGTAAACCTCATATTACAATGTAAACAATTAAGACTAACCCGTTTTCTTTGTGGATTTAAATTAGTTTTTTGACTAATTTTTCTACAATTCAATGAACAATATTTTGCACTATTATACCTACATTTAGGTACATTAAAGTCACTTTTACATATTAAACAAAATTTTTTCATATTAACTTCACTTTTTAATCTATTAATAAATAGTGATTATTTTAGTGAAGTTAATTTTAAAATTTTATCGTTTTCTGTTAAATTAATTGCCATTTTCCATCCATTATTTGTCATAACTTCTTTACTTTTGGGTATTTTTATCACAGCCCCATCTTCAAGTTCTATTTCTAATAATTCCAAACCATTAACTATCCAAACATCCGAAACTACATCATTTTCAATTGAATTAGTCTCATCGTTAAATGACTTAATTATCACTTTATTCTTAGATTCAAAAATATCCTCAACTAATATATCACCACCTGGTATAGATATTTTAGTACCCTTAACTACACAATCGATTGTTCCAGGGGAATTTAAAACGGTGATACCATAGTTAAATGATAAACCACTTCTAGGTCTTACTTGTAACTCTAAATTTGGTGGTAGTTCAAAATATAACCCAGTTGCCACTACCTCAAATTCACCTGGATATATACTAATCATTTGATTTGACCTAAAATCAAACCCAGCAGCACCTTCGGTGGCAAATGCTGGGTCTTCATTATTTGATTTATTAACAAATTTAATTGGAAATTTAAACATATCCTGATTGTATTGTGTATCTACTTTTGAATATTCTTTTTCAAAATCTTCTAGGGAGAAACTATCCTTTGCATCAAATGCTTTGAATAATTTACCACGTACATCATCTAAGTCCATAAAATTAGTTTTTTTGAGCTAAGATAGCGGCTAAGTTTGCAGTCTTAAGTAATCCAGCCAATCTTTTGGCTTTACACATATTTTCTACACCACCGAAATCGGTACCACTGTTATGAATAGCGTAAACTTCATCTTCCGTTAGGTTGATTCCAGCTTTAAGGGCATAATATACTGAACGCTCACCAGTGTTAAGACTTAATAGCTCTTCGTTGAACTTAAATCTCTCACCTCTATTTTTAACAAACCATTCGTTGTCTTGTTTAACGAACATTTTAGCCTTACCTATTTGATGCATAAGGGATACCCTAATAATGGATTCAATATCCAATTGTTTGTCCTCTGGCATTATATTATTAATGTCGATTGCAAACTTGGTCACATTTAATATGTGTTGGATTAGCCCACCATCGTATGCGTTATATAGGTTATCCGAAGTGGTGCACGGTGCTGAAATTAACTCTGCCCCTAATAATTCTAATAAATCGTCATTAATTACGCCATATTTAAGACCTGTTTCATTAAATTTTTTAGCGTTCTTTAACATTTTTTCATTTGTAATACTCATAATTGTTTTTTTTAATAGTTATTTTTTATCTTCACTTGTTTTTTTATCTTCACTTGTTTTTTTAACCTCACCTTCGTTTTGAGTTAACTTATTTAATTTAATTAAAGATGCAACCTCATTTTCATTAATGATTACCCTTCTTTTTCCACCCTCTTTTTCCACTATCGAGTTGTGTAACTTATTTTCTCCGATAATATCTTTAAGTTCCATAGCAACTTCGTTGTTAACTATGGGTTTAATTGTTTCACTCCTTTTTATAGCATCATCATCATATGATTTTAGTTTTTCCATAATTTTCTTTGCACGGGTAAAATTATCATCTAACGTAGTCACAACTTCACCATCGGTTAATGTTTCCTTGGTAGAAGTAGTCGTTTCCGTATCATCGCTAAGATAATCAGCGATGAAGTCAAAAACTTTTTTTAATTTATCATTTTGTTTCATATTACAAATATATTGTTTTTTAATTAAAGATGCAACCTCATTTAGACTTAATTAGACTTAAATATAAATCACGTCTTTTTTTGGTTATTGCATCGATGCTATAAACATCTTTAATATCGTTATTTAATTTTTCACTTAGTTCAGTTATTATTTCTGGGTTTGTTACTAAACGCTTTATATTGCGATACCAATCTTTATGATTTTTTCTAGTCTCGACCAATAGTGCATTTCCGTTAACATTAACAACCATATCAGAGCCACCTTTTTTAGGTTTATCATAATAATTTATCAAATCTATTTTATATGGGCCAAAATCTTGTGCGATTATCGCTTTTTTGTGAAAGCCAGCTTCAATAACTTTAAGTTGGGACTTAACTTGGTTGAATAAATTTTCTTCGAGCGGTGCCAGAGATACATCAAAAAGATTGTAATTAGTAGCATAACTACTGATTGGTTTAGTCCATACCCGTCTGTACGCTTCTTTTTCGATTCCATCAAATTCTTCTTCTGTAAATTTTAATAAATGTTCTTTATATTCTGGGCTAACTATCGCATAGTTATTGGTGAAAATCTTTTCATAATTATACCAAACACTTTCTGTTGGTTTAATGGGTCTTGTACTTCTTTCACCAGTTTTTTCATTTAATGTGGTCATGGTTCCCCTTAGGTCAAAACCACAAAGAACAAATTGTACCTTATCCAATAAACCATCTGATTTTATCTTACCGACAACACCTTGAAGAATTTCTAAATCCTTTAAATGACTATTACCAATCCACATAGCTTTTCCATTACGTCTAATATATATAATATGATTCTCAACTTCGACACAATAAACATTACCTTTATATGGTCTAGTATATTGCTCGTCAACTTTAATCAATGGTGTTGATTTGTTATGTTTACTAATATTCGGGTCTTTACCAAAATTAATAACTAATGAATCATATTGATTGGTGATTACCCTACCTTTTATTTGTGATGTTCTTTGACCTCTATTTGTTATGGTTGCTGTAACACCAATTTTTAAGGCTAATTCTTGTAAATTATTAGCTAATTCTTTTGAAGAAGTAAAAGCTCTCATTCTTTCATATTTATTTTTCTCAATATGACCATCACCAATTATAAACCATTTTAAAAATAATTTTAACTGTCTTGAGGATAAATTAAGAATTTCTTCGGGTATGAATTTTTCTGGTGCATTACCAAATTGTGATAAATATTCCCATAATTGTTTATCAAATACTCTAATTTGTTTTTTATCTTTAGTGTATGTTGGTTTAAAGCCCATATCGGTTAGTAAATTAAACATATGGTCTAAAGAACCATTATCTTTAAATTGTGCAACACCTACCTGGTGTAGTCCTTTAGATTTAGAAGTCCAACCTTCGGCTAACCAAAAACCAAAAAACTCCAACCAAGAATCCATTTTAAATTCTTTTTCATAACCATATTTATCAAACATCTGATTAATACGTCTTGAGTTTTTAGAAATAATGTAATCAATTTCAGAAGATTCAGAAGTTTCTAATTCGAAATTTAAACTAGGTAATGTAAAAATTTCATTTTCCTCACCAACCCAAATAGCATCTCGTTTAACATGAAAATTTTTACCATGTATTTTTTGTGATTGGATTAATTTTAAATCTAATTTTTTATGTGTTAAATTTTTTACTTCAGAAGCGTACATATTATGATTAGGTGTTACCTCAAATTCAATTAACCCATTTTTACCACAATTTAATTCACCATGAAATGGTGTACAAATGTAACCTTTTGGTTTATGATATTCCAGTTCATTAGTTTTTGGATTAAGGGTGGCCACATCTTCAGTTCGGTCTAATTTATCAAATCGTTTCCAACCTTTATTTGTTAATATTTCAGTATCTGGTGTTACACACGAACCACCAAGCCATCCAATTCTAATTCTATCGGATTCTTGTGGGTTTGGTACGAACTGACTTTCACTTGGGTCGATTGCGTTGGGTAAAACATGTACGTTTTTATTATACTTTGATATTTCCTTAGCGAATACGGGGGTTGTTGTAATAACGTTTTCGGATAATTTAATATTATTTAATATCATTTTATCTATACCAGAATTTTTAATCATGGAATAAGCTGGGTGATGTTTCCCTGGTGACCAATAATCATCTAAATCCATTATGGTGATAACATCTAGGGCTTTAATTCGTTTAAGTGTTGTTTCCATTTCCTCAAATGGTCCAAGTGCCCTATGAAAATGAATTATATCATATTTCTTAATGAATGTATCATCTTTTAGATTTGGGGAATAATCGATATCTACGTGAAATTCATCGGGATAGTTTGTCTCTAGTGAAATATGTGGTTTTGTACTTCTATAGTAGCCTTAACCTACCCCAGTACGGTCACTAGGTACTACAAGTACTCTAATTTTACGACCGACTGGGGCATTATTGTTTTTTAATTTTGTCATTATATTTAATTATTGTATTTATTTATTAAATCGTTTATTATATTTTTATTTTTTTTATAATCGTTTTCCCATATAACCTCACAAGTATAACCATTTTTAATTGCTAAGTCAAGTTTATTAGTATCATATTCCCACATTTCTTTAGCTGTCTTATTTTTTTTCTTATGTAAATAATTTTCATCATATTTAATTGGATTACAGTGCCAATAATCACCATTATATTCAATTAGTAAATTAAATTTTGGAACATAAATATCAAATATTTTTGACCCTATTCTAAAATTGGGTACAACCCTAATCCCAATGTTTTTTAATATTCCTATAATTTCATCCTCAGCCTTAGACCTGTTATATCCGCTAATTTCCCCATTAGCTATTCGTTCCTTCATTAAATTACTTAATTTAACCCTAACATCTTCCATTGAACCACTAGCCCAACGTTTTTTAGCTAAATTACTGACAATATCTCGATATTTTTTAGTTGACATATGGTCACTAGTTTTAATCCCCATTTTAGATTTAGATATTTTATCTATTGACTTTTTACTATGACTTTTATTATAAAAAGGGTTGCCGTTACCATGTTGTGATTTTAAACTACAAGATTTACATATTTTTTTTCTTTTTAAATTGCGTTTTAAATAATATTTTTTTGAAGCGAATATTGGTATATCTTCAGAACATTCTTGACATTTCCAAGTTGTGTAGAAATGCGTTCCATTAAAACCATAATTATCATATTCTTTTATATTTTTTTTTCTTAATTAAATTTTTATCATTTAATGTTTTTAAAACTTGTCGTTTAGTAATACCATTTAACTTTTTAATTATAGTTGTAGAACCGAAACCACTTAAATATAAGTCTATTACTTGTTGTTTTTTAATTTCATCCATAGTTTTATATATAAAAGAAATATAGTAATTAAAACGATAAAAGTCAACCCTTATGGTTGACTTTTATCAATAACCCACACCAGTGCGGTCACTAGGTACTACAAGAATTTTTACTTTTTCGTTTTTCATTTTTAGTATTTAACTTTTTATTATATTAAGTTAATTATACTTCTTTAAAATGAGAATGTAAATAATAAGGGTCCAAAAAATGGACCCTTTAATTGTATTTAATGAAAATTTTAATTATTGTTTAGGTTTGGTCTTAATTTTACCTTCCCTGATTAATGTATTTATTGTTTTTTTGATTGTCGCTTCGGTTAAATTTTTAGCATAATCAACAGTAAGATATTCAACAACTACATCTTTTATAATTCCCCTTAATATAGCTTCACTAACGGTAAACGTGTCATTATCGTTTTTAACGACCCCACCAACATTTGATTGCTGCTTATTTTGAATT